GCCATTAACAAGACGGAAACCGCCAATAAGATCATCCTCATCAGTTTCAATAGTAATGTTTACACGAATAAGTTCTCTACCAAGTTGAGCACATGCTTGCTCTACACCAAAGGTTTTACCATTTCCAGAGAGTCCAGTAACGAATGTAGGGTAGAATTGCTTTGATTGTATTACTTTTTTGATATCAGTAAAAGGTCCAAACTTAACAAATGTATTGTCCTTTACTGGTACAAGGTCTTGATCTACACGAGAAGTAACAGCAGGAGCAGAATATGCTTTCTCAATTTTCTCTACTGCTTTAGGTGTAACTTCCAAATTCCATCTACCTTTTGCCACATTATATTTCTTCAATTTCTTCGTAACTGTTTGATAGGATATATCATTTAGAGCACAAAATCCACGGATGTCAGCAGCAGTGAATTCAGTTCCATATGATCCTCTCAATCCATCAACAATTTGGTCTTCGGTCATCTTTACTTCAAATGCCATGATGTAATAGTGCTTTATTTAGATGAACTTATTATAAGACCAAAAAAGGGGTCTTTCGACCCCTTGTGTACCAGTTTGTTAATTGGTCTTAACTGTCAAGACTAGCAATATGTTCTTCAAGTTGCTCTACTAATTTTGGTTGAGATAATCTTCTATCTAACTCTATACCAAGAGTTCTACCAATTTCTTCCAATTTAATCTTTGACATCCATTTGAAGTCACCAACAGGTGGTACTTCTGGAGTAGAAGAAGCTACTGGCATATCATCTAAAGGATTCTCGTACACAGGAGGTGTAGGAGGTACTATAGGTGCTACATCAGGTGCTGGTGAAACAGGTGGAGCAGTTGTTCCAGCAACTCCAGTTTCATGTGTTGTTGTAGGCAACCCAGCTGCCTCAGAAAACTTACTCATTTCTCTTACTCAATTCTTTTAGTTATTTATTATTTTCAGAAGACTCATTAAGACCATTCTCAAATCCACTAATAAACTCAGGTGTAGCCATAATAGATATTGCTTGAGATTCATCCTGAACATGTCCTTCAGAAACTAAAAAATTAATAGTTTCATCAAAATAATCTCCAACAGATTCATAACTATTATTCAATGGTTGTTTAGCAGGAGTTGCTTGTGGATTAACACTAGTAGCACCTTGTTTAGCAGTTTGAGCAGCCTTTCTAGCAGCTTGAGACTTAAGATGTTTTTGTCTCTGAGCCCATCTCTGATCATCACTAAAAGCACCTGATTTTGCTGCTGGACTATTTCTAGTCTTTGCTAACCATGCTGCTCTACCACCATCACCACCAGCTTGAGCACCTACTGGTTTTTTACTTAACACATCATTAGATTTTATAAGATCTTGACCTGCTTTGGTTTCACTGGCTTTTATAGCATCCTTGAATGAAAGACCAGGTTTCTGATTAGCAGTATTAGTAGTAGGTTTTTGATTATTATTGCCACTTTGTTGTTGATTATTACCAGTTTGCTGTGTTCTTTGTGCTGTTTGTTGTTCTCTTCTTTGAGTACCAGTTTGTCTTCCTTGTATTGGTCCTTGATTTGACAATGATGTTTTAGCTCTGTTAATAGTCTTAGCTGCCATACTTCCCAATCTGCTTATGCCACTCTTAATTCTATTACCGAGACCAGGTCTTGCTTGATTATTGCCAGATTGTTGTTGATTATTATTACCAGTTTGTTGTTGATTATTATTACCAGTTTGTTGTTGTTTATTACCTGGATGATTTGGAAGAAGTCTTCCAATTATTCCAGGTTTAACTCTTACACTACCACTACCAGATTGATTGGTATTGGATTGATTATTACTGGATTGATTATTACTGGATGATTGACTACTAATTGGATTTCCTTTAGGACCTTCTTCATTACCACCAATTGGATTCCCCTTAGCATTAGAATTATCCCCCTTATCAAAAATACTCTTATAATTACCTAAATCAGCTTTAGCATCCTTACCAGCAAACTGACTCTTCCCCTTTATAGTTGGTGTATTTGCTATTTGATTTTCTGTCTCAGAGTCAAGATCTGTTTTAGTAACAGTAACACCTTTACCATTATCATTCTTAGTAACAGTTCTTTCTGTACCACCGTTATTAGTTACAACGGGCTTATTATTGTTATTATTGTTATTGTTATTAACGGATGTAGATGGTGTCAAATTTGGATTTGACATCCTAGCACCTCTAGAAAAATCTTGTCCTGTTTCCTTTTTAATCGTATCTACTTTATTGTTAAGATCTTGCTCACCCTTCTTCCTATTCAGATAATTCTGTATAGCTTGACTTCTAGGTTTTTCATGAAGATCTTGTACTCTTTCTTCCAGATCAGTATAAACATCGGAATAGGCATTTAACATTTCCTCTGCCTGTTTAGGTGTAATTCTAGACATTTCCTACCGTTAATAACTCAATAATTAATATTTATAAACCTATACTACCAACTCAATAAATTCCCCAAGAATCTTCTTATTCATCTTTTTACCCTTTAAACTTTTAAAGAATGCTCTTTTAATTTGAGTTTTTGTAGCACCAGTATCAACTTCAAACTCATCATCAGATGATAGAGCGTTAGCAGACATTCCAAAGTAACTATCATATCCAGAAGATTTTATACTAAATGTTTTAGTTTTCTTCCAAGATTTTGTTGCTCTCTCAAAATCCTTACCATCATATCCACAGTATTGACGGATAAAGTAACTAGCATCTCTATTAGCAAGTAAACGAATACCAACAAAATTCATATCAGGAAAATTATGTCTTAGATTATTAATTAAAGTAGAACTAACAGTAGACCAATGCTCACCAAACTTATAGGTATTACCAGTCTTTCTATCTCTTAAGAAAGTATTATACCCAACATAATTTGTTCCTAGAAATGGTTCTGTCTCCCAATGTCTTTGTACTTCTCTATGATAACGTATTGGATGTGCTTCACCATCTGTAAGGATTACACATTGAACCTTTTGTAATTGATGATCATTCTTAAACTTAGGAAGAATTTGATGAAGACATACAAGCGTTTCATTTAGAGGTGTTCCTGAAAGATTCATTCCAATAGGAACACTATACTGTGTCCATGAATTTCTACCAAATGTTTGAGCACATCTAAAGATATTAATCATTTGCTCTTCCAATTCTTTTCCATTTACACTACTAGTGAATAGATTCATCAAAGAAAAACTTTCTGTTAATGCTGCCAATCCAGATTTTGGTTCATAGGATGATTGAACATTTGGTAGACCCTTTTCATCATAATTTGGAAAACATTGTGTAAATGCATATACATCAAATGGGATAGAAACTTTTCTACAGAACCAGATAAGATTATAAAGTTGCTTAATAGTATCTTCCATCACATCTGACATTGATCCAGACCAATCAAGAATGAATACTAATCCATGATTTTTTCCATCAGGAATTACATTTATTTTTTTGAAAAGATCTTCACTATACTTATAGGTATGAAGTTTAGATGTATTCAGAATACCAGTTCTTGCCACTGTGGAACGAGCATAAGCATCAGCAGCTTTCTTACATTCAAATTCTTTAACCAAGTAATTTACTTCTTTCTGTGCTGATTTCTTAAACTTCTTATACTGAAGATCAACATCAGAGAATACTGTTAGGTTCTTTAACTCTTCTTCAGTTACATCATACCTATATGGTGTTTTATCTTTATACCCTTCCCAATTTTCAGCACATAGTTTATGAATTTGTTTATTGGAAATTATAATCTTATCCAAATTAATCTTAGGTATTTCAATATAAAAATTCTCAACAGAACCATCCTCAATTAAACTCTTAAGACCTTCAGCAAGTGCATCAACTGTATCTGCTTTTGGTTCAGCATGTTCAAGTTGTTGATGTAATTCTTCTATGGTTGGTTGATCTGATTGGGTTTTTTGATAATCCATATTAATTTGATCACTCTCTTCACCTTCACCCTCTTCATCACAATCACTATCACTATCATCTTCACCTAATTGTGGACTACCAGATCCCTCCATGTCTATACCCATACTTTCTTCATTTTTTAATTCTGTTATCTGCTGCTTTAGATCTTCCTCCATCTCACCTTTACAATATTTGTAGAGATCTTCAGCAACATCTAGAACTTCTTCAAAAGTCTCACATCTGTTTACTCTTTCAAGAAATATCTTTTCTTCTAATGTAAAATCAATATTTACATAATTACCAATTTTAAAATATAAATTAATTTTATCAGCAAGATTAAATTCTGAGATATCCTTTCCTTCTACTTCAAAGAAATCATTATCATGTAATTCTAGATATCCATTATAAAAAGTTTTAGGTATTCCAGCATACCTACGCTTCATTAACTTTTCAATTCTTGCATCTTCTACTATATTAACAAAATCAAATCCTATCTTGCGATCCTTAGACCAATCATAATCAGGTGTATAAAGAGCATGTCCAACCTCATGACAAACAAGAGAGTCAAGAACATTATTACTTGCCTTCTCCCACATAGGAAGTGTTAAAACCCTTGTCTGTACATTAAACTGAGCAGTCTCAACCTTTTTATGTTCTACCACTAGATCCTCAGTAGCAAGTAGTTTAGCAAGTTGTGATTTGATTTCGTGCTTTACTGTCATAGATCTGTTTGCTTGATGTACCTATAATACTAGAAAACCGCCTCTGTGGGCGGTTAAGTAGACGGTTTATCAACTGTCCACGCCTTGCTTTCGCTTGGCGTAGTGCTTGTGGTTTAAGTTTTCGTTTGGCATCCTTCTTAGAGTGATGCTGCCAGTTTGGAGTGTTCATTACCACCATAATCGTTTTTGAACCTTGTCACCTATTTCTGGAAGTCCAGTTATAGCATTCTGTAGTTTACTTAAATCTCTTTTTAATTCAGCCACTTCTCTTTTAAGAGATTGGATTTCTTCACGATCTGTCATAATTTACTCTTTGACTGCAGTTACATCCCATCCAGAATCAGTTTTCTTTGTCCAAATATAGGGTGTATCTTCCTTTGCCTTTGCTTGTGATGTATAGGTTTTCCTATTCTCAAAAAGTTGAGTCCACCTATTATCACCTTTATAATAAGTGTCTCCACCAATCATACTTGTTTTTTTGATATGCCAAGCCATGTTAATAGTTTTTAAATATTTATTAAGTTGCCATTCGAGAAAATCCTTTAATCTTTTCAAATTTAATCACACTCTCAAACTTATCTTGTAGATCTGCTTTATGAGATATAACAAATACATTTGCGTCTTTGATTACAAAACGAATAATTTTAAGAAACTCATCTGTTCCCATACCATCCAAAGAACTATCAAAGATCTCATCCATAATTAAAAGATTTGTATTCACAGAGTTCTTAACTCTAGCAACTTCTCTCCAAGTAAACAAAAGTGCCAAATCAATTCTCATCTTCTCCCCTTCAGAAAAAGAAGGATAAGAAAACTTCTCATGAATTGGAGATTCAATAGTTTCATTAAACTCCTCATCTAATTTAAAGTTAATATAAAAATCCATCATCTGCAAATAACGATTTACTTGCTGATTGATAAGAGGAAGATACTTCTTAATTATTTTTGTCTTTACTCCATCATCCTTTAATAAAGAGTACGCAACGTCATGGTGCGTAATCTCTGTTCTCTTTAATGCTATATTTTCAAAAATGTTCTGGAGATTTTCGTTAAACTCTGCTAATTTTCCTTGCTCAGTATTTCTATTTGCATGCTGTTCGGTAAGTGTCTGAATTTCCGATTCCAAATCCCTGACTTGTCGTACACATCCAGAGATGAGAGTATGGTTTTTAGAAATGCCATTGTTGAGTTTAGTAATCTCCTTTGATAGTTTGGTAAACTGATGCTCTCTTTCCTCTTCTTTTTGAATTGCCTCCTCTAGTTCTTTGTAACCAAGTTGCAACTCCTTTGCTCTAGTTTGAGCATCAGTAATTCTATTTACACGAAACTCTTCCTCTATATTTTGAGTACAAGTAGGACATACCGTATTCTCTGTGAAAAACTTATGTTCCTTAGTAATCGTTGCTACTTTTTGAGTAATTTGACCCTTAAGTGTGTTTAGTTTCTTTAACTTAGGTTTAGCACCAGATAATTCTTCAAGATCTTTAGTAAACATCTCAACGTCTTTCATAAGACATTCTGTTTCATCAGATGTTTCTTGAATCTCACCTTCCAACAAATTTATC